TCATTTGCGTCTGCTGTAGCTCCTTCAAAGACAATAGCATTTGAAGCCTGCATAGTAACTGTATCTGCTGTAGTAGTTGTTCCTGCTACAGTAAGTTTAGGAACTAATAGTTCTCCTGTGCTTGGATTATATCTTAAAGCACCTGTGTCATCTAATAAACCATTTGATTCATCATGGAAAACTACAGGGAAATTTGTGTTTGCTGTGCTGTCTGCAACTGTAGTTGTAGCAGCTAGTGTTGCATTTGCTACTGTAGTTCCTGCTATAACACTTGCTAAAGCAGTTCCATTTACTGTAATTGCATCGGCTTCTAAAGTACCGTCTATATCTACGTCACCACTTACATCTAAAGTGGCTGCGTCTAGTTCACCTGTAATTGTTAAATTTCTTAAGCCTGTGTAATCTTTATTAGAATCTAAGACAACAGCTTTAGAAGCTATTGCTGTGCCTACGGCAGTTGAACCTAAATCAAGATAATTAAGTTCGCCAACAACAACTGTTGCTCCGTCTAAAATATTTAGTTCGGCTGCTGTAGAGGTTACTCCATCTAATATGTTTAATTCAGCTGCAGTACTTGTAACATTTGTTCCACCAATATCTAGTGTAGTCATTGAAACTTCACCTGCTACTGTTAAAACTCCATCAGCAAGAGTCATTAAATCTGTATCGTCTGTATGTCCTATTGTTGTACCATTAACTATTACATTATCAACTGTAAGAGTTGTAAGAGTTCCAAGGCTTGTAATATTAGGCTGTGCTGCTGTTGTGACTGTAGCAGCAGTTCCTGTTGTATCTTGGTTTAGTGTACCAACTGTAAAATCTAATGTATTATCTGAATCATCGTAGGCTACAGTTATTCCTGACTCTGTATTAGAGCTAACCATAGCTCCAACTGTATCACTAATTGTTTCTGCAAGTGTAACACCAGCAATAGTAATTGCATCAGCTTCAAGAGTACCATCAATATCTGCATCACCACTAATATCTAATGTAGCTGCATCAAGTTCTCCACTAATAGTAATATTTCTACCACCAGTAATATCTTTGTTTGCATCTGTAATAATAGCCTTACTTGCTATTACTGTTCCGTTTGTTATACCATCTATAAGATTAATGTCTGTAGCACTAGCTGTTACACCATCTAGTATATTAAGTTCTGCTGTAGTAGATGTTACACCATCTAAAATATTAAGTTCTGCTGTACTTGAAGTAACACCATCTAGTATATTTAATTCTGCAGCTGTTGAAGTAACTCCATCAAGGATATTAAGTTCTGCTGCTGTAGAGGTTACTCCGTCAAGAATGTTTAGTTCTGCTGCTGTCGATGTAACTCCGTCAAGAATATTAAGTTCAGCTGCAGTTGCAGTAACACCATCCATGATATTAAGTTCTGCTGCTGTTGCAGAAATTGCAGTACCATTAAAGTTAATTGCATCTAAATAAGCAATTCCATCAATATATAAATCTTTCCATTCTTGTGAAGAACTACCAAGGTCATAAGTATCATCATCATCTGGAATAATATTTGAATCTATATCAGCTCCAAAAGAAACTGTATCTGTATTTGCATTTCCAAAAGTTAAATTACCATTAATAGTAGCATTACCTGTAACTGTAAGATTTCCACCTACTGCTAAGTTACCAGAAATATCTGCAGCACCATTCATATCTATTGTAGTAGCTGCTATTTGGATTTCAGTATCGGCAACTAAATCTAACTGTCCATCAGTACTTGAATTAATATAAATAGCAGTATCTCTAAACTGTATTTTTTCTGTACTCTCTATTAATAAATCATCTGAGAATTTAAAATAATCCTCATCTTCCATCCATGTTAAAACACCATCGTTTGAATTAGCATTAAAAGTAATAGCTATGTCGGTATCTGCACCTGTACCGAAACTTAAAGTATTACTATAAAGTGTTGAAAGTGGTCCACCATCACCTGCGGTGCTACCATCATGTGTATGCCCTGAACTTACGTTAAAAGCATTTACTAATTGATTAAATTCATTGTTAAAAAGTGCAGCTGTAATGGTATCTCCATCACTAAATGAACTCTGTCTAGTATATGTTGCCATTTTGTGTTATCTCCTGTTATTGTCTCCCTGATGGTCTATAATTTATATATAGTCCATTAATTGCATACGGTGCATTTTTATCTGCACTAAAAATTCTAAAAAAATTACTATGTCCACTTCCTGTTAAAGCTTGTCTTACTAATGGCTGTTGTGCTGCTCCAAATGTTGCAGAATTAAAAACAGCAGTACCAAACAAAGCTGGTTGTGGTATAGAATCTAAAGTTATATCTGTTGGTTGTGGTGTTGTATTACTATCATAATCAAACCTATATCTTAAAGTAGGCTGACAGTCTCCTTCTGGAGTAAAAGATATTTTTACATAATCTAATGTTTTTAAAGTACCTAAATCTCCATAATCAAAATCTGGTGATTGATATTCTGCTTCAATGTTTGTTGAAGTTCCTGCAGGGTTAAAATCATTTCCAGTATCGTGATTATAAATATAACCATCTCTATCTCCATGATAGAACTTTTCTATGCCATTACTTGCAAATCCTGAAGTAATAGCGGGTGCTTGTATTCCTAATGTTTCTGACCATTCAAATCCTTTTGGTCTTAATACTCCTATGATACCCTTTGAAGTTGCTGAAGTATCAGAAGAAGTACTATAAAACATTCTATATTGTGATTTGTCTCTAATTACTACACTACTAAATTGTAATGTATTTTTTGCAGCTACTATATCATTTATAATAGGTTGTATTGCTTGGCTAATAGTTCCTAACTCAACGTCGCCAATTCTTGCTGTACCTGCTACTGTTCTAAAACCATCTGGTGCTAAAAATATTAAGTCACCAGCTATTTCTTGAATTGTTTGTCCATCTATACAACCTACGTTTTTTGTAACTGGAACTACAGCTACAGTGCTTGAATTGTTTATATTTATAAGTTTAAATATTGAGTTTTGACAAAAAATAAATAACTCATTACGGAAACTTTTTAAGCCTACAACTTTGTCTTCTAAAGTTACACTACCTGAACCGGTACCACTAAAACTATCTATGTCATTTGTTGCACTATAATAAATAGTGTTAGGTGTACTAGGGTCTCCAGCTACTACTAAGTGTTTATCATGTATAGTACAAAACTTAGCTGTTGTTGAACCACTAATAGTTATTTGACTAACAAAGTAAGTTCTAGAAGATAAGGCATCTCCTGTTCCTGTCATTTTAAATAAAAATGGTTTATTGTTACCACTCTTATCTGTTATAACTAATTCACCATAATCTGAAGTACCTTCATATAAAGCAAACTCACATTGGTCTAAACTCGTTAAAGATAGTTCACTTCTACCAGTAAATGTAGAATAATTATCTCCACTTGCAGATACACTAGCTTTATTTATTTGTAACCAACTTGTACCATCTTTACTAAAATATATATCATCACCAGCTACTGCAACTGCTCCGTCTGCATATACTGATAAGCCTTCTATATCATTTGAAGTATTTGGTCTTGCAGCACTTGCACCACCAAAAAGACTATAACCATTAATTCTTCTATAACCGCCTTCTATAGATACTTCAAAGTTTCTTAGCTTTGTTGCTAAACCCGGAGTTCTTAATAGTGCTAATGAGTTAGTAGACTTATTAAGTCCCCCTTCCATTGGCACACCAAAAGGTTGAGCTACTGACACTAGAAATATCTCCTGTCGTCTGTCATGTCTTTAGGTTGTGGATTTATTAAATTAGATTTCATGTGTCTTATATTTTTTTTATATTCATCTAAAGCAAAAGCAGCTTGTTGTAAATTATTTTTAAATTGATGTACATAATATCTAGCTCTAGCAGTTAATACATTGCTGTATTGCTCTGGCATAGGAATAGTATCATCGTGTGCTGATAAAGCTGTTGGTTTAGTAAAAGCATAAAAATGCACATTATAAACTTTATCTGGTATTGGACTTAAGCCAAACTTTCTATGGTCTGGACTTTTAATAACATAAGCAGGTTCTCCGTGTGAAGCATCTGAACCTTCAGCATCGTCTGAATTTTCACTGTCTCTATTATATCTTTTCCAGTCAGCTAAAGTTAAAAATCTTAAACCTTTAGAAACATAAGGAGAAGATTCTCCACTTACATTTATTGTTGTTAAATAAAAATCATCCCAATCTACTGATGAATAGTCTGTAGTTATACTTGAACTATCAGATTTTAATGTGTACCATCTTGTTCCTGCTACTGTTGCTACTGTTACATTCCCATAAAAAGGGTCTGTACCTCCACTAACTGCAGCAGCAAAAAAAGGTAATTGAGGTTCTTCGTTTGCGACATCAAATAACGCTTTATTTAGTGCGTCTTTTACAAAACCTTGAATGCCTGTAGCAGAAGGAAATGAAGCTGAAGTTAAAACAACCTCATTAAGTTCTCTTAATATTTCATTGCTTAAAGCTAAATATGTTGTTGCCATTATTTTTTATGTCTTTTTTGTATTTCAAAGTTTGCTTTTAAACTTGCTCCTTTATGTGGAACAAATTTACCAGTATGTTTCATAAGCTTGTAAGATTTACCGGACTTCATCCAGTGATAACCTTTAGGTGCTGATACTTTCATATTTAATTAGCCGAAGCTTTTGGACATTCACCATGACCATACTTAGGCTGTTCTGAAACTGAACCACCATACTTATATTCTCTTCTAGCGTGTTTATTACCGTCGTGTCCTGCTGGACCTCCGTGTTTATATGGCATTTTAGATTTACCGCCACCCATCATTTTTTTTCTTTTTCCGTGCATGTTTTTCCTTATAAAAATGGAAGGCTCCGAAGAGCCTCCCTAGTTAGTCTTAGTCAATTCCGTAGAATGCACCTACAAGAGCTTCACTTCTTAGTACTTTCGCACCGTATACATGAAGTCCTCTAACAATATCACCAAAAGATGATGGGTCTCTCAACACTTCAGTTGAAAGAATTGTATTTGCAGTTGCAACAGCTGAGATGTGACCAGCCATACATTTACCAGCAGCATTAGATGTGCTTGCAATGTTATTAGACTTGTACATATCAAATCCACGCAATTTACCGCTTGATACTAAGCCATTTCTAATTGAGCCTTGACCTGCGTTGAAGTCTACAGACAACAATTTAGAAGATGCTTGACCCAGAACTTCGTAGAAATCAGGACTTGCAACAAACCATCTACCTTCTTCAGGTACATTTTGTTCGTCTAAAAGTCTTGACATTCTAGCCATAACGTCTAGTGGGTCATGTTCACTTGTTCCAAAACCTATATCTAAGTTACCAGTACCATCAAATGTGCCAGCCGCTAGGTCAGTAGCGTTGTCACTACCTAACACGTGGTCAGGTGAAGATGATGATATACCAGAGAACATAGTTGCGATAACAGCAGCATCGTATGAATCTTTAAGAGCATACGCAGCAGAACTTGAAGCTACTTCTTTGAAGTTGACGTGTGACATATTAGTCTCAATATCATCTACAATGAATTTGAAAGCTTTAGCACTATCAACTACAAGAGTAAGTTCTTGGTCTGTTAGCTTTGTTGCTGTAGTATCGCTACCTCTTGTGTAATCAGACACAGAGATAACTGGTTCTTTAATAATCTTTACTGAATCTCCGAAAGCAGAAATTTCACCAGCATAGTCGGTGTTAGTAATAGCTTCTACTACCGAGGCTTTCCTAAAGAAGTTTAAAACCTTTTTAGAATAAACGGAAGGTAGGAAAAAACTATTAGCTTGTCCACTTACGGAGTTAGCAAAGTTGGCATTTGTATCTGTACTTGGTTCAAAATATTGAGCCATGATACTTCTCCTTTTAAGTTATTAATAGTTTATCTAACGATTCTGCCATCTTGCATAGCATCTGATATGTCTTTTTCGTACTTATCAAATTCTGCCATACTCATAGCAGCAATCTCCTGTTCGGACCAAACTTTATCCTGCTTTGGTTCAACACTTGTTGTTTTAGTTGAAACCATATCAGCAGCAGATTTAGTCCTAGAAGATGACTTTGTCTTTTTAGGAACATCCATTCCCATATCTCGCTTAAATAAATCTAAAGCACGAGAAGCTAAGTCGGCATCGTCAGTGTTTGAGTAAATCCAAGTTTGAATAGACTCAGGCTGTTCTTTTGCCCAACTATGAAAATCATCGCTATCTCTAATTTCTGCAAAATCAGGATGTCTTTGATTTAATCTTTTTTCTGCGTCTTTTTGTATTAACTCTTGTTCTCTTTGTTGGAGTTTACCAAGGCGTTCTTCAAGAACTTTTGCTTTGGACTCGCTTTGTAAGTGAGCAACAGTTTCTACAACTTCATAAACATCAGGATAATCTTTTTTAAACTTTTCAAGTTCTTCTTCAGATTTAGGAGCTTTATACTCAGTTCTATTTTTAGTAGCTTCGCCTATTAACTCTTGTTCTCTAACTTTAAACTCATTAAGTTTAACATCATAATGTTTCTTTAAATCATCATATCTTTTTTTATAGTTTGGTCGTTTATAAGGTTTATCCTCTTTAACTTCCAACTCTTCTGAATTTACACTTCCTTCAGCTTCAATATCATGGATATCTTTGCTTTTAAAAAGTTTATTTCTTTCAGAAGGTTCTTCAAAATAAAGACTCTCTGATGATACAAAAGATTTAACTTCTTCGTCGTGCCAATCTTTTTTAGCGTTATAAGGATTTGGCTTATCCTCTTTTTGGACTTGTTTAGTCATATTCTTTCCTCCTAATCAGGGCTTCATTTAACAAGGTAGCTGCGATGTCGACTTGCAGGGCTTGTCTTGTAAAAGGTCGCCTTTCGGTTTAAATAAATAACAAGGTGCCTACGCTAATAGGGTAGCCTTGCTACTTTAAGCTATTGGAAGTATCTATGTCTTGGGTCTAAAGGATTAGTAGCTACCATACCTTCTTTAATTTCATTAGGTATAGTAGACTCATCTGGTTTAGTACCAAAAACAGGAGAAGGTTTAACTTCTTCTGGTAGCATACCACCATTAGCCATTCCTTGTCTTGCATCTGCTCTAGCTTCAGCTTCTTTCATTACTGACATCAAAGTATCAGCTCCGATTTCTTTTGCAGCTTTTGCAGTAAAGACAAATTCTCCGTCAGATAACCTTGCAGGTATACTGTCGGATACGCCATTACCCGGACCCTCTACGAGTCCTGCTCCGGCAAATTCTTGAGCAACATCTATAACTTTATCAAAAAGTATAGCTAGTTCCTCATCTTGTTCTAGTTTTGTTTCTAGCATTACTTCTTCTTCATCAGTTAATGCTTCATCTAAAATAAAATCTAAATAGTCCTCTTCCATTTCCATATCAGGGACCATATCTTGTTGTTCTGTTTCTGTAGGCATTAGTTCAGACATTTGCATATCTACATCTCCACCTTCTTGTTTAGGTTGTCTTTCACTTTCTTCTTGAAGTTTTATTAAATTTGCATGCACAGAATTAAAAAATTCTTTATCATTTTTATAAGCAAATTCAGGAGAAACTGTAAATTGTACAAGAGAAGCTGGAGAAGGAGAGGCTTTTGCTAAAAGTTCTGGATTATCATACGCCTCTTTTATTTTAACTGGGTCGTCGTCAAAATATGTTCTAAGACTATACATATAAGTTTGGGCTTGTAGAAATTGTCTATTAGTTTCTTTAATTTCTTCCGGAGACATGTCTTCGACACCTCCGTTTGCAAAAACTTTTCTCATTTGCCTACGATTTATTTTTCCTTTCATTATTTTTCCTTTGCTCTACCTACATTAAGAGCAAACCAATCTATAACTTTATATGCTTTGCTTACTAAGTTGTCGTCGTGTGGTGTAGGTGTTAATGCAGCTATCATTGAACAGATTGAAACTATCCAAGGTACTACTCCTACTATTTTTAAAATTGTATCTAATAAATCTAACATTTAATTCTCCTCTGTTTTTCTATTTAAAGCTTCTTTAACCTGCAGGGGTAACTGCTCTAGGCGTACCAGAGAATTCACTTTCCCCTGCAACCGGAACATTTCCTGTTCCGATGTTGCCACCACCAGTGCCTGTAGGTCCAAGGTCTTGAGGTTCTGCAGGTGTTCCAGCAAGGCTTCCCATAGGTCCTTGTTCCCCACCAGCAAGTTCAGCTTCCGAGCCAACGTTTTGTCCAACATTTTGCATTCCTATTATTTGTGCCATTATAGCAGCTTCTTCTGGGTCATTGAGTATTTCATCAGGGTCCAAGTCTAAGCTGTAGGCAAGTTCACTAATTAATTTAGAAATCTTAACAAATGGTGCAATAGCTGGACTTTGTGCAGTTTGTAAGAACATAGTCAATCTTTGACTTCGTACTTCTTTCTGCATCAAGCTATTAGTACCTGTTGCTTTAACTTCTAAATCACCTTTCACATCTAGCGAGCCTTCAAAGAACTGCATGTTCCATTGAAAAAAAGCTTCGCCTAACGGTTTTAATAAAAAGTCATCAAGATTTTTGACAACAGTTTTTATATTTAAACTAGCAGCACCTAGTAACATAGACATACCAGAGGCAGTCCTTGTCATACTTTGTACACCAGTTTGACCGTGTGAATACGATGGTATGCCGGTCTGTTCGTCAGCAAGTTGTCTAAACTTGTCGAACATCATCATATTCTCTGGAGCAGTATTAGGAAACTTTAAACCGTGTATGGCTTGTCCCGGCATTCCAGCTTGTCGCCTGAATATTTTGCCCGGATATATTTCCATGCTCTGCCCACCAACTAAAGCTGATTCATCTACGTCAAAGACAAGTGAACCAGCCATCGCTAAATTATCAACAGCCATTCTTGCATGACCATTCATAATTTGTTGAGAATCATCCATATTCTCTGCTACTCCTATACCAAAGAAATTATATGGATTTCTTTCGTATGGAAAAGCATGATAAGGTAATCTATAAGGTGTAAATGGATTTATTACAGCTCTTAGTAGTTGATTACCGCAAACCCATGCGTTAATCTGTACCTCATCTAAATCATCTATACTATCATCTAATTCAATACCAACTTCTCTAGCATATTCGGCATCCATAATACCCCAATATTCGAGAACTTCAAAATTACTTTGGTATTCATCAACTCTAGTATCATCTTTTAATTGACTTTCAAAATCTTTTTCTGTGTAGTTAGGTCCTTCAGTTAAACAGTTTCTAATAGCATCTTCATTAAAGTAAGGCATATTACGAAGCTGTCTTAGTTGTGATTTGTTCATTTTATGTCTATGAACAATATATTCACATTCTTCTATACTAGTGCTAGAAGGGTCTGGGTAAAAATCCCAACAACTAACAAATTCTATTCTTGGTACTCTAACTTCTAATGGGTTATAGTTTCTTGCTCCATCTTCACCCATGTCCCATTTATTTAACTTTTTATTATAATTAAATGGTCCTTTAACTATTCCGGTGCCTAATAAAGCTGCTTCTAATAAAGCACTTCTTAATTCTGAAGAACCATTAGATTCATCTATTTGGTCATGGATAAGTTTTTCCATTCTTCTTGCAGCTTTTTGTGCCGGAGAGATTTCTAAAGCTTGTGGATTTGGGCTAAGTCCTTCAACTAAATTATCTTCAATTGAATCTTCTAAAGTTTCACTGAACATACCCTTACCAAAAGTAGCTCCCGGACTTAAAGTACGTCCATCACCTTCATAACCTACATCGTAAAGATTATCAATTCTATTACCTATATCATCTGGTAAAGAATTTTCAAGACCGACTTGAGGATTATTTATATCTAGGTGAGCATGTTCTAATTCACCTTCAGGTATTTTAGTTTCTTGAATACCAATCGGAAACTTACCTGTGCCAAAAATAACATCTACTAATTGCCCAAAAGCTGCTAAGACTTTTGTTTTAGTTATCTTGACAAAAATTCTAGATTTTTCTGAATCTCTAAATTTAACTGATTTATTATAAAGACCTCTGTAATTTTCGTAAGATTGTAACCATCTTTTTTCATCAGAGTTTCTAGCTTCTTCGGCTTGGAAAAAACGGCTTTGAATAATACCAACTAAGTTTTGTTTCTGGTCTAGCTCTAAAGTTAAATTCTTTCCAGCTTCGCCTTCAACATCTTCATAAATGTTGTCTGCATTTAAAAATGTATTTTCGTTGTCTGCCATTTACCTTAATATCCAAATTTTGAATCAGCAGGACGATGCATCTCTCTTTTTAGTCCTCTAATTCTTTCTAACGGACTATCTACTCTTGGTCTGCTCATTATTAAATAACGTAGAGCATCATAAGCGTGGTCCGAAGCATGTGTATCTACATCCTCCGGATTAGTTTTAGACAAAGGTATGGACTGTAATTCTCGTATTAGATTTGGGCAAGTATTAAATATCTGTAACCTTGGTCTACCGTTTTCTTTTATTTTCAGGAACTCATGTACTTGAATTTTACCTTGAATCCTGTTCTTATCAGCTCGTCTTAATTTATGACCAGCCTTAACTAAGGCTTCTCCAACAGTAGGACCAGTAGTACCGGTTCTAGCCCATGCGGCAGTATCTAATACACCCGGGACCGATAAAGGGTCCTCAAGTTCCATATTCCCTATTATACTGCCTAATTCTTCACCTGTCAAGCCTTTTTTGTATAATTCACGGTATATTATTAAAGTTCCATCATTTATGTCTATAGCACCCCATAAACAACAAGACTCAGCTGCATATCCATAGTCAATCCCTTTAACTCGTTCCCAGTGTACAGGAATCTGAAAAGGAGTAACAATATGCTTAGTATTATCAAACTCTACAAAGGCTGCACCTTCGGCAACATCCCAGTTTCCTTCTAGTAATTGTCTTCTTTGAATAGGCGGTAAAGACTTTAGCATCTGCTCATAAACACCATCTTTAGCTAAGTAAGGGTTGTCTACTAATTTAGCCGGAATAAACTTTCTGGTTAAACCATCTGCACCTAAAAAAGATTTATTATCTTCATAAGGTTCAATATATCTTTTCTTTACCCAAGACGCACCGGCTCCACCGGGGTTAGCTGTACATCTTAAGTAAGTTTTAATAGAAGGGTCAGTGGTCCTTAGACGAGAAGCAAGATAATTCCAACTAAACTCCGTAGGTAGATGTGTGATTTCATCAAAGCCAATCCAAGAATAGGCTTGACCTTGGTATCTATACACATCGGCATCTCGTTCTAAGAACCCAAATTCTATTTTAGCACCACTAGGAAAATTCCACAACTTCTCTACTTCTCTAAACTTAGCACCGGGAAATGCTTGGGGGTATAGTTCACGAGATTTATCAATCATCTCACGAAGTTCTGGCATAGACCTTCTTAATATTAAAGCACGATGAGCTTTTTTATGAGCATACCTAAGAGGGTCAACTAGCATGGCATAAGATTTACCACCACCAGCAGCTCCGCCATAAAGTACATCTTTTTCGTCAGCAGCTAAGAAATCTGTTTGTGGTCCTTCATTGGCATGAAAAACAACATTAGCTTCTTTTAACTGTTCTTGAACATCTTCAGGTACTTCAGATAATTTATTTTCAGTAACAACATTAGAAGTTGTTTGTTCGGTAGCTTTTTTAATAACTTCTTCTTGAGCTTTGATAGTTTGCTCTTTATTATATAAAGCTTTTTTTTGTTTGGCTAATTTCTTTTTACGCTGAGCAATTTTCTTTTTATGTTGTTCAGCTAGTGAAGGGTCTGAATCTAGATAATTCTTGAGGGCAACATGAGAAATGCTACGCCCTGCTTCTTGAGTAATTAAACGAGCAGCCTCTCTTAGAGAATACTTTTGTTCGCTAACGCCTTGTAGATATTTTTTTAAGGCTTTGAGTTCTTTAGGTATGGGTTTGAGATAACCCTTGATGTCACTTAGTTCGTAACCAAAAGGAATAGTGTGACTTTTTCTTACTAGGTAATCTTTTGGTATGTCTTTCATAATCTTAAAAGCTGGGTCTTCCAGACATTAAGATGGAATAAAACATCTGGAAAACCTCTTACGCTGACTCAGTCTTTCGACTTCGTGCCTTTACTAAAGATAGCATCCCAGTTTTCTTCAAACTTTTTTCTATCTTTAATTGGTCGTTGTTTAGAACCTTTACCTAAAAAGGTTCCGCTTTTTAATTTTACCGGTTTGTCTTCTCTTCCTAATAAAGCCATGTTATTTCTTTTTCTTGACTAAATCTTTATGTACCATTGTATAGGCTTCATTCTTTGCTGTAGTTTTATCGTCAGCTATATATCTACCGTTTGCATCACGGGTTCTAACTTTTACCCAGCCAAAGAAATTACCAACTTTTTCCCAAAAATTCATTTTCTTTTCCTACCACTTTACCTTATTAGCCCAATATGCTGCAGACATTTTACCTCTGGCAATATTCTTAGCATGTCGAGCCTTGAAACTTTTACGTTTAGCTTTCATTCTATCAGACTCACCCTCTTTAGGTTTGCCCGCAGTCTTAGCTCCCTTCTGTCCAAAACGTATAAGTTTAAGTGTATGTCCGTCTTGAACAAGAACCACGTGTGATTTAGTTTTATGACTGGGAGTTCTTTTAGGTTTATTAACTCCTGCTAGTCCGTGTTTCTTTAATAAAGATGCTTTTCTGTTTTCGTGTGCCATTATCCTACTCTTCTATATTTTCTAGTTTTTTTCGCAATACTCTTCGGTTGCTGAGAATGTTGCTTACCTTTACGAGTATCTGCTCTTTTCTTTCTAGTAGTAGCAGCATACTCTGCTGAACTTAAAGATTCACGGGCTGCTTTAGGCAGATAACGTTCTCCAGTTTCACTAGATTTTTTACCCGACTTAGTTCCCCAGTCTTGTTTAGTCCAACTTCTAAGACTTCTTTGTGACTTTTTTAGTTCTGACATTTCTTTTTTTCTTAGGTTTTGGTTTAGTAAAACTAAATAAATTCTTAAACCAAGCTACCATATCTTTCCAGCCAAAATACATTATTTGTATCCTCCTCCTTTTGCTTTATACTCTTTAGCCAACATCTGAGCTTTTCGAGCTGACCATTGCCCAGCTTTACCGCCCTTCGTACCAGCTTTAATCTTATAAAAAAGACGCTTACGCAGAGCAGGCTTAGTATAATTACCAGATTTATTAACTGTTGACTTCCGCTTCTTGTTCGGCATATTCTACATCTATCGTTTGTTTTTCAGGGAGAATAAAGATTCCACCCTGAACATTATGGTTGACATCAACCCTTTCTGTTTTCCCTAGTCCAACTCTATCAAGAACTGTTTGAGCAGCTTGTAGTTTTACATTGGCTTGAGGTATAGCGTCTGCAGCTGTCATAACTTCAACGAGCTTAAAAGCTGCTTTAGGTGCTTCCCTTGCAAGTACATTCGAGGCTAATTCGACTATTTCTTCTTTTAAACTCTTTATTACTTGGTAGTGATTTCCTGAGTATCCAGCAAGTTCCGCAGATAGTTTTAAATCTCCTTGGGTTTCAAGGATATTATCTAAAAACAATTGTTGTTTATCGGTTAATTTTCTATTAGCTGGTAAATTACTCATATATCTTATTATAGAACTTTCTCAAGTTTTGTCAAGAGTTAATTTAAAATACCAATAATTAGGGTAAGGTATTGACAAAAACAAAAACCAAGTGTATAATAACATTGTAGGTCGCCCGGGTTAAATAGTAACCCAGAGAAACTACTTCTAAAGTCTCAACAATCCCCCTCAGATACTCTCCCAAGGTTTATTAAGCCCTGATAAGTTACACTGGAGCCGAACTAACCTACTGTCTTAACACTGTAAAACTTCTAAAAATGTAGAAGCACTACATATATACCCACCCCCCACCCACCGGCTCCTGCCCCTACTGTATAAATGTACAGTATTGTATAAATATACAGTATCTCTAAAGGACTTCAGAGCCTTCACAGTGCCGTTCTAAGCTCTGCAAAGACTTTACAGACTTTAAAGCCCATGAGGTAAGACTTAACAAGCATACAGAGGGCTATAGAGTCTGTAAATTAATCTCTAAAGACCTCTCAAAACTTAACAGAACTCAACAGATTTAACCAAAGGGAAGCTACTTTACTATTCCTTAAAGCATTTCAGAGCTTCTCAGAGCTTCTTAGAGCTTCTGAGGGCTATGTATTCTTTCAGATTTAACAAACCATGAACATAGGCATTGTTAAGTTTTGAAAGTAGGCGAAAAAAATAAATGTATTTATTATCTTAAAAAGTTGCAATTAAACCCCATTTGTGTATATTAATAATCAAGACGGCAATAACGCAGTCTGCAAAATAAGGAAATAAATATGAATACTTTTATACATAGAGTTAAGGAAGTAACGAGAAGCAAGATAAAAAAGATGGTAAGAGATAAAGAGCAAACAGAAGCTACATATACTATGGATATTACCATAACTTTTTTTGAGTTAGGCGATTGTAGAGGTAGCAAGGGAAAATATTACGATAATAGTGATAAAACCCTGTTTGGTGAAGTGGAAGTTGAAACTAAATTTACACTATTCGCAGAAACTAGAGAAGCATTAAAACTTAAAGCAGAAGCTCTGTCTTAACTTTTAAATCTACCCTTTTAGCCCCCATTAATTTGGGGGTTTTTTTTGTCTGTAATTACTGTATAAATGTACAGTATCAAAAAGTTGCAATTAAAACCCATTTGTGCATAATAATAATTAAGGTTGTAATTAAATAACCTTTAAGGAGAAAATAAAAATGATTAAATTAATTACAGATAAAAATAAACTCTGGCAAAATTTTCAGGTAACTTTTGAAAATGGTTATACAGTTTCTATTGGTATTGGTAGCGGTCACTATTGTCAAAACAGAATAAATGAAAGCCGTAATAACCCTGTTAATGATTACTCTATTGATTGTGAAACAGCTATTATAAAGCCCAATGGCAGATTTTTGCCTTATAGAGCTAGTTGTTCAGATAGAAAAGAAGATGTTCAGCGTTATGTATTCCCTAATGAATTGGCAGATATTATATCTTATGCAAAAAGTTTAGAGCCAAATAATCACGGGAGAGTAAATAAAAATTAAATAGATTTAATACCCTTTTAAACCCCCATTAATTTGGGGGTTTTTTTTGTCTATATAAACTACTGTATAAATAAACAGTATCAAAAAGTTGCAATTAAAACCCATTTGTGCATAATAATAATCAAGGTTGCAATTAAGTAACCTTTAAGGAGTAAAAAAAAATGAAAGATTATTTTAAATATGAAGAAATCAAAAGTCATTTTGATGACTTTTTAACTGAAGATTCAGGCATAGATGGTAAAAGTAATTATTTCTTAGCTATTAATGATTCTGATTTCAGAGATGATTTACATTACCATGCATTTAATACTGACTATTACATTATTGGGTGGTC